ACTCCCACGCATCCCGACCCGACCCAACCCGACCAAGAGCCTCGGTCCGAAGGCCCATGGACGCAAGTTCTAGGACCTTGGAGCCGGGGTATAAGGCAATCTGATTGCTTCTTGGGTCTTTGACCAAGAAAACCGATAGACCTCCTCGGGCGAAATAGACGGTATGCCACGCGATCTGATGAGGGGATACTCTGAGTGAAAATTTATTGCTTACCTTCAACTCAACCCAGACGGGCAGGCCATCGAACAGCACATGAAGGTCGGGGACGCCGCCTCCAGTCTTGTTTTCAACGCGAAAAGCAAGGCTATTCTTCGGAAGACTCTGCTTCAGCGCGTTCCAAAAGTTGGCCTCTGGACCTCGGGACATGCTTCACCTCTGTTGCGGTGCCGTCGATGACGAAAGCGCCGGGGTACTTCTCTTGCAAGGCCATGAGTCGAGCGGTGATCTCATCGCGTGAGAGTTGATCAAGCGTGTTGATTGTCTCGCGTCGGTCGATAGTCAGACCGCCCAGCGCAGACCGTATCTTCTCGGCGTTGATAGCAGCGGAGAACTGGTTGGCCTGCTCGGCACCACGGGACAGTTCGTGCAGCCGCTGTAGCTGCCCCATGAGGGTCACGCCATACTTGCGCTCGCGCTCCTCGCGAAGTTCGTTGATATACTCAACGACATGGGGAAAGTCTTTCCCGTTGATGAGCTTCGATGCGTAGACGTGAGCGATCTGCTCCGAGTAGCCAGCGAGGCGGGCACAAGCAGCGTTGGTCCTCGCGCCTTCGACGTAGAGTTCTGCGAACCTCTTCTGCCGCTCCGTCAGCACGCGGCCATGCTCTTCCTCGATCTTCTTCTCAACAGCAGACGACGTGGCCTTCTTGCGTCGCACAAGGTCTCTCACGAGACGTTCCTCCATCACAACAGCAGGGCCCGATGCCCCGAACCACAAGCAACATACAACAGGGAAGAGCCCCCGCCAAGTTCCCCTATATAGACCTTTTTCCCAAGGCTTTCCGATTTTCCGGAACCCAAAAACACCGACATGGCTTGACTATGAACTCATGTAACGTACTCACGTACTCACACTGTAATAATTTTGTTTGTGTGTTTACGGCACCTTACACGTCGTGAGTACGCATAATACGCTGAATACGGCATTTTCGAATTTAGAAAATGCGTGTGTCCGTTTCTGGCTGTAGAGGTCTATATAGGGAAACTCGCGACCTCAGCCCCAGGCCCAAGGCCCAAGGTCCGAGGTCCCTGTTCCTAGCGCCTTGATCCAAGGTCCACGCCCCTCGGTCCCCTGCCTCGAGCCCTAGGTCCACGACCCCCTTGACGCCCTCCCCACAAAACTCTACAAGTAATCCACAACTACTTAGCCGAGGAGAGACGAGATGACCAAGATCGACACGATGACCTTCCCTGATTTCTACGCCGAGTGCGCGTATCGTGATGGCGTCCGAGACCAGCGCGAGGGCCACTGCAACAGCGTCCCCAGCTACATGCGGCATGGCGAGTTCGAGCCGATTGGCTATGGCTGGTACCTCCGCGGTCGCAAGGCGGCGCAGTTGGGGCTGGTTGCATGAGAGCCTACTACAACGAGATCGACCCGAAGGCGGCTGCGTGGCTGCGAGAACTCATCAAGCGCGGCTTGATCGCGGATGGAGACGTAGATGAGACGGACATCAGAGACGTGGACCCAGCTCGACTGGGTGGATACACTCAATGCCACTTCTTCGCGGGGATCGGCGGCTGGAGCCTCGCCCTCCGGCTCGCAGGATGGCCCGACGACCGCCCTGTTTGGACCGGATCCTGTCCGTGCCAGCCTTTCAGCGCGGCAGGCAGAAGAGCGGGGGTTGCTGACGAGCGGCACTTGTGGCCGCATTGGCACCACCTCATCAGCCAGTGCCAGCCTGCAATCGTCTTTGGAGAGCAAGTTGCGAGCAAGGACGGCCTCGGCTGGCTCGACCTTGTACACGCTGACATGGAAGCCACGGGCTACGCCGTCGGGGCTGCGGATCTGTGCGCTGCGGGCATCGGCGCGCCGCATATCAGACAGCGGCTCTGGTTCGTCGGAGAGCGGCTGGCCGACGCCGCAGATGCGGGACTTCAGATCGGGCGGCGAGGATCGGGTCGAGAACCCGGATCGGTCGAACAATCTGAACGACTTCGTGCTGATGGCGGGCTGGCCGACGCCAACGGCCAACACATTCAGCGAGGACCTAGACAAGGGGATGGCGCGTCGAGCGCAGCTGAACGAGAAGCATGGCAACGGGAACGGGGCGGGGATTACCATCGCGCTGGCCGCTCAGATGGCGGGCTGGCCGACGCCGACAGCGCAGGATGGGTCGCGCGGCAACGGGACGATCAGGCCGCAGGACACGGGCATCCCTCTGCCGCAGCGGGCGGCGATGGCGGGCTGGCCGACGCCGACGACGCGGGATTACAAGGATGGTCACGAGCAGCAGGCGGTGCCGATCAACGCGCTACTGGGCCGGGTAGCGTGGCTGACAGGCCCCGCCCGACTAACGGCCACTGGGGAACTGCTGACTGGCTCTTCTGCCGCGATGGAAAGTGGAGGCCAGTTGAACCCGGCACATTCCCGCTGGCTCATGGGGTATCCGCCCGCGTGGGACGACTGCGGGGTTACGGCAATGCCATCGTCCCGCAAGTCGCGGCAACCTTCATCAGGAGCGTGATGCAATGACCAAGGTCCAAGAACCGTGCCCCGAGTGTGGTGGTTCGGGTGAGGTCGAGGTTGAGTATGTGCGCGGGTACGGCCCGAACGCGGACTTAGCGTATCGCTTGGCGGTATGTGAGGAGTGTGGTGGCCGTGGTGTAGTTGTGCGGGAGGAGGAGGAAGATGAGTGACATCATGGGTGTTGCGTCTCGGGTGTACGACTACCTTAAGTTGTACAACCCTGATCTGGCTGGTGGCCTGATAATTGGTCAGTACTTCGAGATATCGGACAGCGTGTACGAGGCGGCTGACCAGTTGACCTTGGACATCTCTTCTAAGAGCCCGTTAGGATTTATCCCTGAGGGAGCACAGTTGCCTGCTGATCCAGCATTCTTGTGGTACCGTTGGATGGGTGACGGCTTGTTTTCCGTTCAACCTTCTTCTTTTGAGCCTGCTTCTTCTTTTGAGCCTGTTGGTATTTCTGTGATTCTTCTCTCTAGCTTCATGCCGCCGTTGGCCATTGGCTCGTTTGTTCCGGGCACGACCAATTCAAAGGTCAATGGATTTGAGACTGAAATAACCAAACGTGCGGGTATTGACCATCAGATGCGTGTAGACATGGTCATGACTGTGGCGTCCACTTTGGCCACGATCAACGCTCCGAGGATCACGAAGCGTGTTGTGGCTGGCACGCGACAGAGCCGCCGGGCTGCGGCGCGCAAGATTGGCGCGTCCACGGAGCAGTGGCATCGTGTGGAGTGGGACCTGACGAAACCGAAGGTTGAGCGTGGCGAGCGTCTGGGCAAGGGCTGGCACATGCCTCTGCATTATACGCGCGGGCACTGGCGTCGGTCGGAGGAGGGACGTGGGAAGGCTGTGCTACTGCCGGGCAAGGGGTGGCACACATGGGTTGACGGGTTCTGGTCTGGGCATCCGTCGTATGGGATCAAGCGGGCGGTTTATGCGCCGAGGATAGGAGAGAAAGGTGCAGTCAGAGATAGACATGCTGCGTTCGAAGGTTGCGAAGCAGCGGAGTGAGATCGCGCGGTTGCAGCAGGTGGTTTCGCGTTTGTCGCTGGAGAAGGCGGAACTGCTGTTGGACGTGAAGATGTACAAGTCTGAGTTGGAGAAGATCAATGCTGAGTGATGATGCGCGGGATAAGTTCATGGACGGGTTGCCTCAGAAGGCGACGGTTGGGGATGTTGCTGCGATGTCTTTGGTCATGGCGTCGATGTACGATCTTAGCGTCAATCAGTTCAAGGCGATGATTTTGTCGCTGGCTGCGACCGTCGAGAGCGGAAGTTATGAGAAGATGATGGCTGACAAGCGAGCAAAGATGAGGATGAACTGATGGCCAAGTGGCAAGAACCGAGGATCGAGGACCTGTTGTCTGCGTTGCATCGGATTGAGCGTGTTGCTGAGTTGATCATGAACGACAAGACGGCAGGGAATTACTGGAACGTGCAGCGTGCTGGCGAGATCAAGTTGCTGGCGCAGGTGGTTGAGCGGATGGTTAGGGAGCCGATGAACAATGGCGACGCATGAGGAACCGCTGCCCAAGTGGCTGGAAGAAGAACTGAAGCAGCAAGGTGTTAGGACACCGCCGCCGCAGCCTAAGCCTCCGAAGCGTGAGGAGCAGGCGCGGGAGCCGTGGTACAGGAGGGGAGAAGAATGTCCGTTCTGAGTGTGACGATCCTGACTGTCGGCCTGTCCACAGGTTGGCAAGGCTATGTCGGCGTGTATGCCGAGATGGATCACTGCCGTGCGGTGCAGGCGATCATCGCCCATGAGGAGCCCGGCGCGGTGATTGTGTGCGAGACGCACAGGTTGCATGAGCCTGTGCCGATCCCGCCGCCGAGGCCACCGGGGCTGCGGGTGGTGCGTGATCCGGTGCCGATCCCGCCGATGAGGCCGAGCGATCTGGGGGTGAGCCAATGAAGGAAGGAACGATCCGCGTGGTCGAGTGGCTGATTAACGAAGAAGCAGAGGACCGGCTGCACCCAAGCAATATCCGCTGGCGTCTCGATCAATATCTCGATGGGCAGTGGGTCGAGGTGCCGCTGTTCCACCTCAATGTGGCCGGGAATCTCAAGAGCGGGAGGGTTCGATGACCGAGGCGCAAGTAGAGCGGGCCGTGATCGAGGCGTTCAAAGCCGTGTTCAGGAAGATGCGGGAGGGGAAGCTGTGAGTAAAGACATTGAAGAGGCACAGCGTCTCGCCAAGTTGCTCGGGTTTCCGTCCGGGCCTGACGCTTACTTCTACATCAAGTTGTTCGAGATGCTGCTCGACATGAAGGCGCGGCTTGAGAAGCTGGAGGGGAAGCTGTGAGCGGTAAGAAGACAGGCGTGCCTAAGAAGCAGGTGCAGTGGGCGAATGACTATGGCTACAGTTTCCAAAACTGGTGGCCAACTCGCGAAGCCGCTGACGACAACGCAGGTAGCGCCCGCATCGCCGTGATCCGCCGCGAGTGGGTTCCCGGCCAGCCGCCGCAGTATTTCACGGAGGAAGTGTGATGCAATGGCAACCGATTGAGACTGCACCGACGGATGGGACAGAAATCATCATCATTCCGTATGGAGATGTTCGTGATCTACAGGTGTCGTGGTTCATCCGCTCTGACAACAGGTGGGCGAATTGGGATTACAGCAGAGACCCTACCCATTGGATGCCTCTGCCCAAGCCGCCGACAGTGCATGAGGAGGAGAAGTGATGAGCGACGTAATCACCCTATCCGACCGCCGCCAAGCAGTGACGTATACCGTGACCATTACGCATCACTGGGACGGAACGGTTGAGTGTTTCGTGCATGACGTATCTGATGACGAGCGTAGTCGCGCTTCCGTTGGCGATGCGCTTGCGCGTGTTGCGGAGACTTACCTGAACAGAAGGTTGGCTGCCGCTGGTGATGATATGCACGCCATCATGTTGGCAAATATCGACCACGCTATGTCCTGCTCGGAAGACAGCCCGGCAGTTTTCATGGTCACACCCAGCGAACTCGCAGCTTGGGCTGATGCCGTCGCCAAGTATGAAGCTGTGCGCTTCCCGATTGAGGAGCCGAAGGGATGACCAACCACATCGACATTGAGGTGCAGATGATCCACCGCAGACGCGGCATCGCCATCCTGTCTGATGGGCAGGAGGTGCCGATCACCAGTTGGCTGAACGCCGACGGGGAGTGCGAGCCGAGCGAAGCCGTGTCCTGTGTCTGTGGGCCGTGCTTCGACGGCAAGTGGTATAGCGTAGACCTGCGCGAGTATGAGATGGCGATAGTGCAATGACCAAAGACGACGATCTGGTGAAGAGGCTTCGGGATAGGGCGAAACAAGAGAGACTTATTCAAGCCAATAACGAAACTGTGGCGGCTGCGTTGATGGGCCAGCGCCTTCTGTTCGATCAGGGTCATCGCAGCCCCTCCAATACCTACGCTGTTCGTCTGTCTCTGGACCACGAGAAATGCGCGAAACAGGACGCCGAGCTAGCCGCTGATTGGGACGAAGCAGCCGACCGCATTGAGGCACTGGAGGCCAAGTTGGCGAAGGCGGTGGAAAGGTTGACCGCCATGCGGGATGACAGGGTAGGATATCGCCATGTGTCTCACTACCGTCGTGGTGCGACTGTCATGCTGGCCGAGATTGAGGGAGACAACCCATGACCGACGACCTCAAGCGCGAGATCCAAGAACTGCGGCAGCAAGCCACGTTCTGGCAGGAGCGCGCCGAATACTGGCGTGACCTGTGGAGCAGGGCCGCGAACCGGCTGCTGCGTGTAGACCCGGAACTGTCTGGGCCGATGACGACCACGGCAGAAGAAATCAGGAAGATCACGCAGGCGTTGAAGAACCCAGATCCGTGGAAGGATGTGTGATGATCCCCAAGCATGTTCATATGACATGGCCGACGAAGGAAATAGTTAACAGTCAAGCCACTCTCGTTAACCTCGGCCTTCGCAGATTGATCGACCTGAACCCCGAGTGGACGATAACGATCCACGAGGATGCGGAGGTGAACAAGTATTTGGAGTTCCACCTCGGCAGCAACTTCTGGGGACTGATCCGCAACGACCACATTGTCACCAAAACGGACCTGTGGCGGCTCATCAAACTCTACGAAGAGGGCGGCGTCTACTGCGACATAGACCGCATCTGCGACACACCGCTCGACGTTGCTATACCAAAGAGTGCGTCGTGGGTGTTACCGACTTGTCTCGACCACGACTTCAGTCAGGACTTCATGGCGACGGAACCAGGCAACCCTGCCTTTGAACTGGCAGCAGCCCTGTATATCGACCGCCGCAGGAAGGGGCAGACAAGCACCTACTACCTTGGGCCCCAGACCTACATGCACGCGGTGACAGAGACGCTCACGGGCTATCCTATAAACTCGGGCTGTGGTCCGTGGGTGATGTCCAAGTTGCGAGAGCAGATCGCCACGATGCCGTTCATCGCGACCTACCGTGAGCAGCCGCCCTACAATACGATCCTGCACAGGGGAGACACTGACATCGACCACGAGAAGGAGAAGCGGGCGCTCTATGCGGAGTTCGGGATGAAGCATTGGACGGGGGAGTGGTGATGTACGTCACGTTAGTTACGGGCGGCTTTGATCCGCTGCACGTCGGGCATCTGGACTACCTCAACGCGGCAGCCACGCTCGGGGACAGGCTGATCGTCGGGATCAACAGCGACGAGTGGCTGATCCGCAAGAAGGGCGCTGCGTTCATGCCGCGCAAGGACCGAGCCAACATCATCCGCGCGCTGCGGGTGGTGGATACGGTGATGTTCTTCAACGACAGCGATGACACCGCCTGCCACGCCATCGAGCGTGCGCTGCGGATGTGGTCAGGCGCGCACATCATCTTCGCCAACGGCGGGGACAGAGACATGGATAACACCCCAGAAATCGAAAAGTTTGGGGAGCACCCCCGCGTTTCCTTCTCCTTCGGTGTCGGAGGAGACAAGGTAGAGAGCAGCAGCAATCTGCTGAAAAGATGGGTGAGCAAATGCGGATCATAGTTCCGGCGTACAACGTCAAGCCAGACCAAGCCACAAGGTTCGAGGCTCAAATTGCGGCGGTCATGCACATGAAGCGTGCTGAAGAGATCAACCGCTTCAAGGAGGATGGTCTACCGCCGATGGAGGGCAGGCCTAGGCCTTTGGTTGGTGGCGGGAAGCTTCCGGACAACAACACTCGGAAGACGGCGATCACGAAGGGGCGGGAGAACAACCCTACGGACGAGATCATCTTGAAGACCCTGAGGGGTCGAGAGTTGGGTGGACATGAGGTGGCGCGGATGATTAATCTGTCCACGGACACGGTCAGGACTGCGTTATCGCGGCTGCTGACGCGTGGCCAAGTGAGCAGAAGATCGAACGGATACCAGATTCTTTGGACGGCAACAGGAGACAAGACGGAATGATCACCGAGCAGAAAGAAGTGATAGTCGAGAACATCGCCCTGAACGGAAGTGCGTTCGGCGTCACAAAGGAGGGAGAGAATGTGTTCATCAATGCGAGGATCGTGGCGCTTCTAGGCATTCGCATTATGGACAACATCGTTGCCCATGTGCTGCCCAATTACCCGAACCGTAAGGACCAAGTACCGTGGCGCGCGGTGCGTGTGGACAAGACCGAGACGGCTGCGGCCCCTGCGGCGCTGTCTATTGAGCCGAGGCTCGAGGACATCATCTTGCGGCACATGAAGGATGGCGGGATCTACAGCAACGCTGAGTTGTCCGAGGACCTTGAGCATGACGTCCTGATGGTCAGCAATGCGACGGCTAGGTTGTTCGCTGCGGGCAAGCTTGCGAAGGCGGAGGTCTACCGTCGCCCCGGGCAGGCGAGGCCCTCGTTCCTGCTCTACGCGATTAACGTTGAAGAGTTCGAGTAGTTGCGGTAAGCACACAAACGTTATATGTGTTGACCACAAGAGGCAGGAATGGCGCTCCCGATGAAAGACGACGAAGACTTCCGGCGGCACAATCAGAAGGCGATGGAGGCTGCGGCTACGGAACTGCGGCAGGCTGTAGCTGACTACGAGCGGCTGGAGGGTGAAAAGCAGGACGTTGCCCGAGACCAGAAGGACATCTTCACTGTCCTGAAGTCGAAGGGGTACAACGTGAAGGCTGTTCGTCAGATCCTTCGGGAGCGCCGCCGCGACAAGGGCGAGCTTGAGGAAGAGCAGGCAATCGTCGAACAATACAGGCTGTTGCTGGAATGAGGGACAATCAGGTTATGAGGGACGAGAAGCCCGTGTTCAGAAACGTGGCCGTCCCTCTCGACGTCTATGCGATGCTAGACGCGCTGGCGAGGGCTGACAACAGGTCCAAGGCTCGCCAGCTGTCTGTCTTGATCCGCAGGGCTTACGAGATCCGAAAAACGTACGAAGGCACGTTCGACAACGTCAAGTCCTCGTAAACATCCCAGCGCGCTCTTTGCCGCGCTTTAGCTGCTCTGGCATGTTGTTGTAGCCACGGATCTGGGTGACGTTATCGCGCTTCATGGCGCGCAGGAACACCTCGGCGATGTGCGGTTCCAGCCCGGTCTTCTTGACCAGTTCCGCCGTCGCCGTCTTCTTGTTCCGCAGTCCTTTGCGGTAGTCCACGAACACCTCGATGGCGTCTTGGACGTTTATTTCGCCGGGCTTAGGTTTAGCCATTCGCGTTCTCCATAAAGTTAAGTCTAGCGTACTGCCCAAAGACCCTTACGGCGGCTTGGTCTCTTGCTTTTGCAGCCTCTTCCTCGGTGCCGTAACTTCCTAGGCTAACCTTAACGCCCTCTGGGCAGATATATGCCACCCACTTGTTGGACTTCTTACACCTAGATACCCCAACAAACCGTGAAGCAGAACCCTTCGCAGGCCGTTGATTGTACTGGTTTTGTGTGTTTGTCGCCTCTCTAAGATTGACCCACCTGTTGTCCGATCTATCCCCGTTTATGTGATCGATTTGATTGCTGGGCCAGCGTCCCTCCATGATGCAGAACGCTGCTCGATGCGCCAGCAGGCTTTTCCCAAAGAGGTTGCCACGGAGATACCCGTTTGGGTTTTTTGCCGTTAAGGCTGGCCTACCCGCAAAAGAAGTTTTGAAGATTTGGTAGGCTCGTTCCTTGGTGTATCTCCCGTAGTTGTCGTGGAAGTACTTCAACGGTCTGTCCTTCCACGTTAGGGTACCTGTTTCTGGGTTATAGTCCAGCAACTCCCGAAGTTCTTCAGGGGTCACGGTTTTTTCGGTTGTATCCTCAGCCATTCCTGCGCCTCCTCCCCAAGAACCAAAGCCCCTAACTGCATCTTACTCTGGAGTGCAGCGACGATTTTCTCGTCAATGGTGCCTTCAGTGATTAGATCCACATAGGTGCATGCGTTTCGTTGGCCTATCCTATGCATTCTATCCTGTGCTTGCAAGCGGTGTTCTAGATCAAAAGAATTTGCGTAGAAAATCATTAGGTTGGCAGCGGTCAGCGTCAGACCATAGCCGCCGGTCGATGGGTTGCCCACGAAGTACTTGAGCGGGTGGTTCGGATCCTGAAAGTCATGCACGATCCGATTGCGCTCGTCGCTGGAGGTGTCTCCGTAGTAGGCTGCCACGCTGTCCTCGCCGTACTTTTTCTTGAGCGTCTCGGTGATCTGCTGGATGTCGTGCCGGAACCGAGACCAGATGATCGCGCTGCCGTCGTGCTCCTCAAGGACCTCGGTCAGGGCGTCCATGCGCGATGACTTGAAGGTCACGATCTCGCCGTCGTCGGTCTTGAGGTGGCCTGACAGGATCTGCTGGAGCCGCAGCAGCTGCGTGATGACATGCTGCGTGGTGACCAGTTCGCCGTTGTCCAGCATGAGCACGGCGGTCTTCCTGATCTGCTCGTACATCTTGAACTGCTCGTCCGTCATGGTGACGTAGCGGGCGGTGTAGATCTTCTCGGGCAGGTCGAGGCAGTCCTTCTTCAGCACCCGGTAGGCGTAGCGGTCGATGCGGTCGGTGAGCTCGTCCAAGTTCCGGTAGCCGACGACTTGGTTGAAGTTGGCCGCTCCCATCTTGCGCCGCTGCATGACAGAGTAGCGCGCTTGGAACGCGTAGAAGGATTCGAAGCCCAAGAGCCCAGGTCCGAGGAACTCGAACTGAGAGTAGACGTCGAGTGGTGACTTGGTGACGGGAGACCCTGTGAGAATGCGCCGGTAGGCGAAGCCCGCTGCGATGCGGGTGAGGGCCTTGGTGCGTCTGGCGCTGGGGTTCTTGATCGTGGTGCTTTCGTCGATGGCGATGAGGCCGTTCGCACCGCGCTTGGAGGCGAACCATACGCCTGCCTTCTGGCCTTTGACGGTGGAGAAGGCTTCGACGTTCATGACGAAGATAGTTAAGCCGTTAAACGATTCGTAGACGGACCGCAGTTCGGCCTGTTGCGCCTTGTTGGGGTCGTTTGCCCAACGGATGACCCGATGGGGTATTTCGTCTGGCAGATGCTCTGGGATCTCCTTGCTGATCCAGTTGCGGTACACGCCCTTGGGGGCGATGATCAGGGCGAAGTTGATCAGCCCGTCGAGGTACATCTGCGCCATGTTGTCGATCAGGCACTTCGACTTGCCGGTCCCCATCTCCATGAGGAACCCGTAGCTGCTTTTGTGTCCAGCCTTGGACAATGCTGTCCGCTGGTGTTCGTAGGGCGTAGTTTTGAATTTATAGTTGACAGTCATCTCGAACCTCCGATATCGTCCATCTTATGGTTGTCGCGCTTGTGTGTCAACCACAACCCTGAAGAGGAGAAACTTATGGAGTTGTTCGACGACATGTTCGACGAGAGCGTTGCTCTCAAGGACGTGCAGACCGATGCGGCCAAGTCTCTCAGTCAACTGGTCAGGACGATGCGTCGTCTTGACGCAGAGATCGAAGAGGCCGAGGCGCATCTCAAGTCTCTCAACCAAGAGCGTCACAAGCTTTCGGTGGAGACGATCCCGGCTCTCATGGACGAGATGGGCGTGGAGCGCGTTGACGTTGACGGTGTGACTGTAGCCCGCAAGCTACTGGTTCATGCCTCAATCCCTGCTGATCGCCGTGACGAGGCGTTTGACTGGCTCCGCAGCCAAGGGCTTGACGACATCATCAAGAACGATGTCACTCTGACCTTCGGCAAGGGCGAGGACAACACCGCTGGCGACGTGATTAGCATGCTGCGGGAGAGGGGTTTCGACCCCTCGACCAAGACCCACATCCATCCCTCTACACTACGGGCCTTCGTGAAGGAGCGTGTTGTTGAGGGGAAACCCATCGACCTCGACATGTTCGGGGCGTTTGTTGCCAATGCGGCAGAGATCCGGAGGAAGGCGAAATGAGCACCGCAGTAGCCAAGAAGCAGAACACAGAGGTTTCGACCGAGGTTCTGGACGACATCTTCATCCTTGCCGGTGATGGTGCCGCGTTCGACAGTTCCGAGATGCAGATCCCGTTTGTGCGGGTTCTGCAGGCGCTGTCTCCGCAACTCAACAAGAAGAAGTCGGAGTACATTGAGGGCGCGTCGCAGGGCGACATGTTCAACACGGTGACCGGCCAGTGGTGGTCTGGGGAGACGGGTCTGACCGTCGTCCCGTGCTACCAGACGACCAAGTACCTGATGTTCACGCCGCGCGAGCAGGGCGGCGGGTTCAAGGGCGAACTGTCTGCCACGGATCCGATGCTCCAGCAGACGACGCGTGTCGGGTCGAAGGAGATCCTGCCCACGGGCGACGAGCTCGTGAAGTCGGATCAGCACTTCTGCCTGATCGTGGAAGAGGACGGCTCCTTCCAACCGGCTGTAATCGACATGAAGTCCACGCAGCTGAAGGTGTCGCGCCGTTGGAAGACGCAGATCGCACTGCAACGGGTAACCAACCCGCGCACTGGGCTTCCGGTCACACCGGCTGTCTACGCGACGATGTGGCATGTAACCACGACCGAGGAGTCCAATGACCAAGGTTCGTGGAACAACTACCGCGTCGAGAAGGTTGGGCTGGTGCAGAACCGGACGCTGCTGCTTGAGGCTAAAGCGTTCCGCGAGTCTGTGATGGCTGGTGATGTGAAGGCTGCACCTGAGGACCATGGTATGGCCGCTGGTGCTGCACGAGGGGACGACATACCGTTCTGACCCCTTTGGCGCGGGGTGCATAGCCCCGCGCCTTCACATCAGAGGAGCCATGCATGTCCAACGCGAAGAGGATGCTGGCCGTCTTCGAGGGATCGAGTGACGGTCACGGCAAGACAACTGTTGGCAGAGTTACGCGCACGGGCAAGACCGAGGCTAATAGCCGCGTGGTCCGAGATCCTTTGACCGAGGCGCTTGTGCAGGCGCATCTGGACGGCAAGCAGGGGATCGGCTCGATCCCGATCAACAAGGAAAACAAGTGCCGGTTCGGTGCGCTCGACATCGACACCTATGACCTCGACATCGCTGCGCTTGCGCGGCGCGTGGCGAGCCTGAACCTTCCGCTGTTCGTGTGCCGGTCCAAGTCTGGCGGCGCACATCTGTTTCTGTTTCTGAAGGACTGGGAACCTGCGGCGTTGATACGCGAGTTCCTGACCGAGATGTCCATCGTTCTCGGGCACGCTGGTTGCGAGATCTTCCCCAAGCAGGACAAGATCCTGTCCGAGCGCGGGGACGTCGGCAACTTTATCAACATGCCGTACTTCAACGCCGAGACGACCACCCGCTACTGCCTAGACAAGAATGGCGAGGCGCTGGAACTTGAGGCGTTCCTTGAGGCCGCAGAGCGCGGTCGTGTCAGCATCATGGACTTGGGCAACCTGACGCTGACCGGGGACAGGAAGTACTTCACCGATGGCCCCTACTGTCTGGAAGTCATGTGTAGCAAGGGACCGATTACCGAAAACAGAAACATCACCCTGTTCGCCATGGGGGTGTACTGTCGCAAA